TGTCGGAATGAGGCGAGCTATTGACACATTTTGCTTCCACTAATAGGCTGATTAATAATATGGATAATCTCTCTTTTTTCATACTTCTGTCCCGATTACGTCCCAGTATTTAGGCGTAAAAAGGTCTAGCCTTTAATTCTATCATAACTACAATATTATTTATTCATTAATACTTGAATTAGCCTCTCTTTTTCTTTGAGTAACTGTTTCAGATGCTCTATTTCTTTATCTTTGTCTGCTATAACTCCAGCGGTAGCATTACCATATATAGAGGCTGCACTCCCATCGCCAACGACTGATTGGTTGAGCTGACAATTTTCATCATCAAACCAATATGAAATGGGTATATTTAATATTTTAGATATTGCTTCCAATTTAGCGGCATCAATACTTTCTTGGGATTTCCATTTAGTTATAGTAACCGCAGTTACCCCCATTCTATCAGCAAAATCCTTTTGAATAATTCTTTTTTTTCTAAATAATTCATCTAATTGATTTCCAAAGTGTTTCATATTTATAATTAAAATGATAGGAAATTAATTATTAAAGCGTTTGGAAATTAATTTCCTTAAATTTATATTTGCATTATAAATCTACAAAACAATATTCAATATTTAATTAAATATGGAAGAAAAAAAGAAGAAAAAAACAATTGATGGCATGGCATTACGAACCTATTTGCGCAGTTTACCAGTATGTGAATCATCTGAGATGGCTAAAAGGCTCGCTGATGAATGCAAGGTGCCGATTTATACGTTTAATAATTGGCGGAGTGGTTGGGTACGAATACCTGAACTAGCGAAGGATAAGATAGAAGAAGTGGCTGGAGTGAAAATATTTGAGCGTGAATAACTTGTAGTAGAAATTAATAAATGTGATAAACTTAAATTGTGAATGATATGAAAGCAATATTATTAGTAGGAGCTCCTCGGTGTGGAAAAACTCAGTTGGCACTTCAAATGTGCGAAAACAAGCGTAGTGTTTTTTTATGATGTCAGATCATCAAGTCTTAAAAGTTTCCTGGAACATATTGATACAAATGTTGATGTAATGGTGTTTGATGACATCCCGGAATGGCAGTTACAGTATTACGAGGCGTTGGTCAGAGGGGATTATTTTCAAGGTGATTTTACTGTTGTTCTGACAACAAATTATTTTCCGGAATGGGTGACAAAATATCCTGATGTATTGGTGTTGGACGAGCTTGGTATAAAGAAGAATGGATCGTCTGTTATTGCTAAAGTAAGAAATTATGAAAAGTGATAAAATAGAAATGAATAAAGGATTGCTTGAGGCATGGCTTGAAGCAGTCCATGAGAACGGTCTTCCTGTCAATATTCAGACAGGAAGGGAATACGATTGTAATGGTGACCGGACAGTGGAGGTGCTTATGGAGTATGACGAAAGTGACAAGATGCTTGTTATGGGGGCTTTGAATGCTACGATTAATGAGTGGGCTGGTCTAGTTTGATTCGAAACAAGATAGATATGAAAGAATCAGATGATAAATACAGCAACCGCATTGCAGATGCTGAACAACTCACGAAAGAGGTACAAGCTATTTATTCAGAAATTAAAGTTTTTGAAGATGCTTATAAAAAACAGATTGCTCCGCTTAAACAAAAAATTGCTCAATTGGAGGAATCTTTTCTGGATAAATGGTTGGTTGATTCAACAGGAAGACCTGTTAGTAAAGGAATGGTGATTGAGAAGAATGGAAAGCGATTTAAGGTTCTTAACCGATATCAACAATGTATATTTCAATATTTAGGTAATGCAAGAGTTTCAGTTTTACCTGAAGGTAAAAAGCGAACTCTTGATATTTTTCCCTCTGAATTAGTTGAATTTACTATTGTAGAATTAGCGTAAAACCAATAAGAAAGGAGGAAATATGACATTAGAGCAGATAGTAAAACAAAGCCAAGGGGAACAATATGTTTATCCCGATGTGTTTACAGATAAATGCGGTCTTGATATTATACTTTCTAATGATAAACTTCATGCCGTAAGGTCTTGGGGGTACACCAAAGGTAATCCCAAAAGGCGAGCTACGCTTGAAATTACGACGTTCAGAGGCATTTCTTTCAACGCTGTACATCATTACGGAAAGATAAAGATTCAAGGTGTCAATATGGAATGTGACGGAGAACCAGGACATAGTAAAATGATATTTGACAACAATATCCCATTGGCACATTATACCTATGAGCTTGTGCTTAAACGTCCGCTTACTAAGGAAGAAATAGACAAAGACCCGGAACGATGGGGAGATTACTACGATGAAGGTGATTTGACTAACTGTTTTGAAACAATAGAAGATGTCATTGAGCTTGCAAAACAAGTCTTTCGGCTACGATTTACTGGTGAGTGGGAATTTTATGTAGAAAGTCCATATAACAAATATAGGGGTAAATTAGAAATTAACGTATAACTGAACAGATATGAGCAAATATCAAACAGAAGCTGGGATAGAATGTACTCCCGAAGAATGTAAGTTGATTGACTCTCTGAAACGACTTGCAAAAAAGTGGGAAAAGGATGGTAAGCGTCTTTGGCTGTATTCAGCCAGTGGTTCGCTTCATGTAATGATGCACGGAGATACAGACTATAATCCTACACCGGATTTTACGCAATATGGAGGCAGCAATATTGAAAATAGTGTAACTACTATTGATGGCATATTAAATGATGGTGGAGATTGGTAATTAACTAATAACGATATAGAAATGAAGAAGATTAAAGATTTAACAATCAAGGTAACTTATAGAGTTGGACTTAGTGATGTTGAAGTCCCTGACAAAGTTTATGATGAATTAGCTAAAGCTTATGATGAAGGTGGGTATGTACCTGAAGGGGATGATGAGCTTGAAAATGCAAATGAATGGTTATTAGATAATATCCGACAAGAGGATGCAATGGATTGGGAGTTTGAGATTGACGATTTTCAAGATGAATAATTCAAAACGAACCGCCACTAAGTGAACTTACCCAATCCTCGGATTGAACGTAAATTCATTTCAGGAAAGAAAGGAATAAGATTATGGATGAAGAAAGATTCGACCAGTTGTATAATAGAATACTGGATGGTGACAATTGGGATTATTCTACCCTTGACGAACTTATTTGTTTGGTAGAGTCAGATGCTCGTGAAGAAGGTAGGCAAGAAATGAAGGGAAAAGCTATTGAAGCATTCAAATTCGCCACAAATGGCTACTTTATCATCGGTGGTACTGATTATTCGGAAAACCGACTTAATGAATTTATTGAAAAACTTAATTCGTAACGGAACAATGGACTAACAGGCAAGTCACCGCATTGTATGCAGGCTGGTGATACAGGTTCGAATCTATATTGAAAAGAGAAAAAGTATGACACCAGAAAGGCGAAAAGGGCAAATGACCTATGATGAGATTCTGGAAATGTTATAGACTGCATACAGAAAAATACCCTCACTAGGCTCTATAACCTAGTGAGGGCTAACAAAACAATTATTGTGATAGAAACACTTCGCCAAATGTTTTTTATCCAAATTAAAACATTGCAAATGTAATAAAAATTAAACTACAATAGATATAAGATTATGAATTCCAAGAATAAACAAACTGAAATAAAGGCTTTTCTCTCCTTTATACTGGAACAAAGTAAGGAGATCGGTTTACATGTTTCCTGTACAATAATGTCAGAAGAGGATACAGGGGAGGGTTATGAGATATTTGCCGGACATGGTTCCAGTTGTAAGGGGGCAAGACTACATAGGCTGCTTTATGGTGCAATAGCTGTGAATGAGAACTTTCGGAAGGCGGTGACGTCCGCTCTGCTGGAGTACGAAAGAACTAAAACAGTGAACCGGGACAAGATGTCAATGAATTGAAAGGTGCAAAGTGTTCTGGGAACATCATCATTTCCGGTCCATTCCGGGTTGCTGCAATCCGGTAATTTTGTGTTGTCTTATGAAGTTGCGGCTTATTTATATAATTATTTGTTATGTATTTTAATGAAAACGAAATATTAAGGATAAAATCAGCGTCGGACGGCAGGTTGCTTGACGTTGTGCAGGATTTCCGGGAACTGAGAAAATCCGGCAAGGATTATGTTTGCGAATGCCCCAAGTGCAGAAGCGCGAAGAAATTCACGGTCAGCCCCGGCAAGAATCTGTTCAAGTGCTTCTCCTGCCAGATTGGCGGAGAGGGTGCCGTGTCGTATCTGATGAATATCGAAGGATACGGTTATACAGATGCGTTGGAATACCTTGCCAAGAAGTTCTGTGTGCTGCTGGACCCCCATCCGGACAAACCGGCTGGGAAACCGGTCCAGAAGATGAAGAAGGGAAGCAAGGCTGCCAAAGGGCTGGATACGGGTTCTTATTGCGCCCGAATGCTGGCCGCCTCGGGACTGACTTTCGAGGATGTGACCGCCAGTGTGTACAAGACCGATGATACGAAATCCGTGTTCCAATGCCGTACTTTCAAACCGGGAACGATTGATGAGCGGGGAATGCTGACGGCCAAGGGGGATGATGTCATCATAGAATATTATGATCTGGACGGCCTTCCTGTCCGTTATGTCCAGAAGGATAACAAGCGCAGGGCGGCCGGGGAGATGAAGGAATACTACCGCATTCGTTGGCAGTTCCCGGAAATGCATTTGGACAAGGATGGGAAGCCTTTCAAATACAAATCACCGCGGGGGTCCGGTACTCCTATATATATTCCGGAAAAGATACGCACCGCCTTCAAGAGCGGTACGAGGATAGACCGCCTGTATATCCAGGAAGGCGAGAAGAAAGCGGAGAAGGCGTGCAAGCATGGCATCCCGTCCATTGCCGTGTCAGGGATACAGAATCTGGGAAATAATGGCTCGCTACCGGAGGATTTCGTCAGGATTGTCACCGGTTGCCAGGTCAGGGAGGTGGCATTTGTTTTTGATTCGGACTGGGATGATATCTCAAGTAATATCAAGATAAACGATCCGGTTGAGAAACGTCCCAGGAACTTTTATTCCGCTGCTAGGAATTTCAAGGAGTATATGCGTAGTCTGAAGAACCGTGACATCTATCTGGAAATATTTGTAGGGCATATCCGCAAAAATGATGCAGGGGACAAGGGGCTTGATGACCTGCTGGCCAATACTCTTTTGGGAAAAGAGGACGAGCTGGCCGCGGATTTTGATTATGCCTGTAATGATAAGAAGGGTTCCGGCCAGTATGTAGAGATGTTTAAAATTACCGGTTTCACTGACCACAGGCTGATGGAGCTTTGGTGTCTTCACTCCCATGAGGCGTTTGCAGAGCGCCACAAGGATCTGCTGAAGAATCTTCCGGAATTCCTTTTCAACCGTTACCGCTGGAAATTCGATGAGGATGGCAAGGTCGTATCGGCTCAGCCCTTTGACGCGGACGAGCAGTTCTGGCGTGTGGTCAAGAGGAATGAGGGGAAAGATAACGAAAGATCGGATTATGAGTTTTGTTACGTGAATTCCCAGAACTTTTTACAGAACCGTGGTTTTGGGCGCCTGAGAAGACAGGACAAGAGTTTCTTGTTCATCCATCTGGAACCTCCTTTGGTTAGGTCCTTGGAGGCGAGCGACGTCCGGGACTACCTGTTCCAGTTCGCCAAGCATAATTGCTGCGTGGGAGTGAACGAGATGCTGATCAAGGGGGTGTCGCAGTATGTGGGACCGGACAAGCTATCACTGCTGGAGTACATACAGCCCGATTTCATTAAGCCTTCCCGGGACGGCCAGTATTTCTATTTCGATAAATCGTGCTGGCTGGTCACCCGTGACAGCGTAAAGGAAATGGGCTATGAAAATATCTCACATCATATCTGGGAGGAGCAGAGACGTGACTATCCGGCCAAATATCTGGGAAAACAGCTTGTCACCTTCAGGAAGGACGCTGATACGTATTCCTATGAGCTGACCGAAGACGGACACCGCTGCCATTATCTGCAATTCCTGATCAATGCCAGCAATTTCACATGGAGGAAGAAAAGCGGCGAGGTGACTCCCGAGGAGGAGAACGAGAACCATATCCATCTGCTTTCCAAACTGTGCGCCATCGGGTACATGCTGATGGAAGCGAAGGATTCCAATGTGGCGCGTGCGGTGATCGGTATGGATGGAAAGCAGTCGGAGGTCGGCGAGTCAAACGGGCGTTCCGGAAAGTCCCTTATAGGGGAACTCATGAGGAACGTCATGCCTATAGCCTATATTCCTGGAAAGAACTCCGACATCTTCAAAGACCAGTTTGTATGGAATGACGTGATGGAGAAAACCAAGCTGGTGTTTATTGATGATGTGCTTCAGAACTTCAACTTCGAGTTTCTGTTTCCGAACATTACCGGGGATTGGAGTGTTAACTATAAGGGAGGGCGGCGTATCACGCTGTCGTTCTCGCAGTCTCCCAAAATCTATATTGCCACGAACCATGCCATCCGCGGAACCGGCTCCTCTTTCACGGATCGCCAGTGGCTGTTGGCCTTTTCCGATTTTTATAATGAAAGCCACAAACCGGTTGACGATTTCGGAGCGTTGTTCTTTACCGAGTGGGATTTTGACCAGTGGAACCTGTGCTGGAACCTGCTGGCCAACTGTATCCAACTGTATCTGACGTTCGGCGTGGTCCAAGCTCCAGGAGAACGGCTTGAGGAGCGCAAACTGCGGCAGGAGATCGGGGAAACCTTCATTTCCTGGGCTGACGAGTATTTCTCTGCACCGGAGCATATCGGTTGCCGCCTGGTGAAGAAGGAGCTGTTCGACGCCTTGTGCTTGTATGATCCGGCCCAGCGGAAATATAATACCCCTGCCTCATTCAAGAAAAAATTCGTCATGTATTGCAAATGGAAAGGTTTTGTGTTTAACCCCCAGAAATATGACAGCAAGACCGGACTCCCCTATCAGGTCGATAAGGACGGACGTCCTGTCGTGGATGACAAGTCCGGCGGAGTGGAGTATTTCACGGTCGGTACCGGCAAGGAGATCATACAACCGGGAGAAGATCCCTTGGATCCTGATCTTCCGGGAAATTTGAGACTGGACTACTGACATGGCACGAAGTTATCAGGAAATATTGGAAAAGGTAATGCCTCTGGCCGGGCGTGATCCGGGCCGTTTCAAAAGGTTTTATGACCGGGTGACGGAGTTATTGCTCCGGATTCCCGAGGGAGGATCCATCATTGTATCCGAGCACTGCACAGCCCGCTCTTTGGAACTGTTCATGGATGTGGCCGAAATGTGTATCATAGAGGAGCTGTTCCACAAGAGCATTAATGACGCATTGCTGGAGTTTTCTGATGACAGGAGTGAGATCCGGCGTTGTCCGGCCTGGCGGCCTGCGGTCCCTTACAGGCATTTCTACTCGGATAGAAATGTATGATATATCCCAATTTATATCATTGTAAAGTTAGTGATTTTTAGTGAGATATGCAAATAAAAAGGAAGCAATATGCTGAAAAAAGAGAATAAAATTTTTGTGGCGGTATGTCCTGATGTCCGGACACGCAGACAGATGATTTCAAGGCTTGCGGTCAGGCTGGGCTTTGCCCTGATACCTAGTGATGCGGCCAAGCTGATACAGGAGGATCTTTATTCCTGTGACCTGTCCACGGCTTATTTCGTGATGTGCGCCCAGTATAACTTCAGGAACTCCCCTGTGACCAACCAGAGGCTCTATGAAATGGCTGCCAGAGGCTTGTGTGTTATTGTGGGCGTGCGGTCGCTCCCCCGGGAATACGAATTCATAACGCAGGCATTTTGTCCTGAAGACATATAGTTTAAAAGTCCGGTTTTCCGGACTTTTTTGTTTCCCCTCATACCCCTTTTTCCCCAGAAAAAACATTTTGGACAATCGTGCGATCTGTTCGAAAACGGGCGGCCTATATATTCTTTTTTTTATTTTTTAACTTTTAAGAAATATACCCTTATAAAAAATGAAGAAATTTTCGTGCAATCGTGCAACTGCGTTTTTTTTGATTATAATATATTGATATATAAATATTTATGTCTGCACGATTTTTGCACGATTCCGTTCGATTTGTCCAAAAACGTATTTTATGGCTTTTTGTGCGTGGTTTTACATTTCGTACGAAAATCGTGCGCGAATTGTGCAGTGTACAATATATTGATATTCAATATATTACAATAATATTAATCATCAGATCGTACGGTTGCACGAAAATCCCCCCTTTGTTTTTCAAGGGGTGTTGCAACGGCCTTCATGATTCTTTTGGAAGCCGATCCATCTTTAGCCGGTTGTTCTTTGACTATCTCAATTTAAATCATTACTTTTGTATAAACACATAAGTATATGATTACCACGAAGATAACGATAGAAAATTATTTAGCCGAATATCTAATAGGCAAGTATGGAACCCCGGACAGCAAGGTAGTCCGCCTGCCTTCAGATCTTGATTTGTACCATTTCGTCTATGATCTTTTGCAGAAACGTCCTGCCGGATGCCCTGTGGATAGCGGAAATCTGGAGCTTGTATTGCCGGAGCGCCGAGAGGCACACCTTCCGGGTGGCAAACCTTTGGCTACCTATAATTATATAGGCGAGAGGGGAGCCAAAATACTTTCCAGAAAGATAAACACAATGATGCGTGCGGAGCTTCATGACCTGTTTGATGAAAACAAACATGTCTATGGTATAGACTACATCAATTCGGCCTGGTACTTTCTCCGGAAGTATTGCATTGAGAGTCTGAGCGTGGAAGCACTTCTGAAAGATTACCAGCGCTGGCGGCGGAAGATGCGCCGTAAAACCTCCGTTCGGGAATATAAACACAGATAATTTTATGTGACGTAGCGTGTCTTTTTGTCCTTTCCATGTCCTTTTTGGAGGTGTTTTTATGTGGAAAAACGGTCTTTTCATGACCGGGTGTGATGACCGCTTCTCCGTGTCCTTGTTCATGGATGGATCTGTTCTTTATTTTGCAGAAAAAAAGAACGGATGAATCGTATTCAGTTAATATTCAATGAAAAATGGGCCATGGCTAGAGAGGATTATTACAATCTGGTCTCACTGATCCTTCCTTCAATACATTCCGGCAATTTTAAGGAGGTAGAGGCATTTTTTGAAAAAGATACCGTGACCGCATACGCATCGGATCTGAATTTTGTGGGGCGGTGGAATTTGGAAGACAGCGGTCTTCCTTCCGATTCGGTTGCCGTTATTGTGCTGGAAGGGACGCTCTATGCCTGGGAGACGTTCCGCCTTCAGGAATATATTGCACAGGCGGCAGCTAATGACCGTATTGCAGGCATCATTTTGTGGATAAATGGACCGGGGGGAATGATTACCGGTCTGGACAATGCGTCAAAAATGATATCCGAATGTTCCAAACCCGTAGTCGCTTACATTGCCGGAGCTTGTGCTTCCGCACATTTTTGGCTGGCATCAGCCGCAGACAAGCGCTTTCTTGGCTCGTTGATGTGCGAGGTGGGTAGTATCGGTGTTGTGGGTACCTATTATAATGCCAAGGAGGCCTTGAAAAAAGAAGGAATCGATTATCGGGAGATTTACCCGGATTCGGCCGACTTGAAAAACAGGGAACACCGGGAGATTGCGGAAAACAATAACGAGGAACCTTATAAGGAAAAGCTGTCAAAACTGCACATGATGTTCTGCCGGACCGTTTCGGAGAACCTTTCCATCGCTTATGACAAGGACTCCCCCGTGTTCCGCGGGGCGACCTTTATGGGTGATGAAGCGGTCAGGGAAGGACTGGCGGACGGTTATAACACTTTGGAGGGAGCTGCGCGCTGGATTCTGGCGCAGTCCGTCATCAACAAGACAAATCAAATCTTTTAAATTTTTATTTTTATGGGAAAGTATTCTAAAATGTCCACCTTTGCCGGCGCAATCCTTGGATTGCTGGGGCTGAAAGAGTGGAAGAAGGCTGAGGACAAGGATATCCTCGATGCCGATGATGTAGCCAAGCTGAAAGAACTTGGCTTCGATGAGAAGTTCATAACTCCTTTCGGGGAAGCGTTGAAAAATGGTTTTAAGGATGAGGAACAGCAGGCCGGTCCTGTTGAGAACTCGGGAGAGGCACTGATTCGTGGTCTGCTGGCGCAGAAAGTATCTGAAATGGCTTCCTTGCAGGAGCAGTTGGATGCAATAAGAAAGACAGACGGGGAAAAGACGCAGGCCATCACCCGGAAAGATACCGAAATAGCGGAGCTGAAGCAGAAGATTTCGGTACTGAGCGCATTGCCGGAGCCGGACCATGGTGCGGGTGCCGGTCTGAAACAAAATACGGGTGCCGGTGCCTTCAACCTGGATGATGACAAGCAGCTTGGAGGTATGCAGGGTGAGATGTTCGCGCTGGATCGTCCGTATAACATGCGTGCCCGTGCCGCTCTGCTCGCAAGTCAGGGAATCAATATTCAGGTCCGTGCGGAAAGTTCCGTGGATTACGGCCGTCTGAAGGAGGACCTTGGTGCGTTCTACCGCATCCGCTGGCAGGACCGTTTGCAGTCATTCCTGACCAAGCTCCCCAGTATTGAGAGCATCTTCCCGGTGGAGAGCGGATATCAGGATCTGGCCACTCTGGTCAACATTTGGCTGGGTGAGTTCTCGCAGGCTGACAACACCTCCAGTGATTTCGACAATGTGACCAAAGGTGAATATGAGTTCGACAACGAGACATTGCGTATGTTCAGTGTCATGTTCGCCCATAAGTTCCGTGACCTGAAGCAGCTGGAAAAAACCTGGATCGGCTCTCTCAACAAGGAAGGATCACAGGCGATCAAATGGTCATTCATTGAATACATTCTGGCGGAAACAGCCAAGAAGCTGCATAACGAGCGTGAGCTGCGCCGTATCAATGGCGTGCGCAAGGATCCTGACCTTAACAAGCCGGGACGCTCCATGGAAGCGGCCGACGGGCTGTATGAATGGCTGAGAAAGAAGGTTGACGGTTTCATTGACATTAATAACGGGAAGACCGTTTACCAGATCAAGCCGTTTGTGCTGGGTGAGATCACAGAAGCCAATATCGGTGAGAAACTGTTCCAGGGTACGGGAATGATTCCTGCCGTGTACCGTGACAGCGGGCAGCTGGCCCTGTATCTTCCCAGCTATATGGTAGTATGGTATCACAAGTACAACGAGCTGCACTATGGTGTGAACCAGGATTACAAGGCCAATATGATGTACGTTAAGGAATATCCAGCTGTGAAGCTGATTCCGATTCCGAACGCAGACAATCACCAGCGTATTTTCTGGACGATGGAGGGCAATATCAAATGCTTCGAGCATGTGGCCGGTGAAATGACAAATTTCAGCTTGGAACAACAGGACTGGACGCTTAAGGTATGGTCCTTGTGGAAGGAATCCATCTGGGCGCGTGCGGTAGGTTTCAAATATACGAAAAAAGAGGATATGGACGGCAGCCGCCAGATGATCTTTTGTAACGAGTATGACCGACCTGCATCCTCCTTCATTGACGGGGAGAAGGACAAAAACCCGAACGTAGCCCTGCATACCAGTGTACAGACCGTGGCCAACACCAGCCTGTTCACCATTACGGATATTGAGAACGCCGAAGTGGGTAAGATTATCACCATCAAGTGTGGCAGCGAGGACAAGGGGGTAAAGATCACCAAATCCGATAAGTTCAGCTTGATCAGTGCCGACTGGATACCGAAGAAAGGGGACACCATACGTCTGATGAAACGTTCTGACGGGAAATTTATCGAAATCGGACGTGATACGGCAGCTTCCGGTGCATTACAGTTCGCCAACGATGCAACCACTCCATCCTTGGCGGGTGCCACGGTGTTCGTAACGGGAACCAATACCAAAGCGACGGCCATCACGAATTTCACAGATGCGGTGGAAGGTGAGGTGTATACCATTCACGGGGCCGGGAATACGAATGCGTCCACTATCGCTAATAGTGGTAATTTTGTCCTGACTGATGCCATGACGCTCAGCGCCGACAAATTTATCATGCTGACTTATGCAGGTGGCAAATTCTATGAGGTGGCACGTGGTTAAATTTACGGGCGGAGTAATCCGCCCCTGTTATTCATTTTAAATTGTTATAATTATGGCATACGTTAAAAGAGCAGTGAAGCGCCCGGAAGGTAATCCGGGTAAAGGGATCAACCCGCGCGACATGATGAGTATCATTGATGTGGATGATATTCTGGTGTTCCCGGCACGTGACTCGGCCGGTGTGTTGATGACCGAGAACATACAATTGAAGCCTGGATGTTATTCTACTGACATCTATTTCACTCCCGGTACCGTGGAGGTTACAAGCAATACAGACGGAGATCCTGACGCACTTGGTTTCACCCCTACGGTCAAGGGGAACCATCCGGGAAACAAGCAGGCGGTCCGTGAGTTCAAGACCAACTGGCTCGGTCGGAAATGTATCGTGATAATGAGCTACTGTGACGGTCAGGACAAGGATCTGTTCGGTTCTCCCTGCAATCCCATGCAGATGGGAGTCAATTATACCGGTAACAAGGATGCCAACTCCTCTGAATTCACTTTTACCCAGATCAGTAAAGGGGATGACATCGCCATTTATAAGGGTACTGTTCCTTCGGAAGAACCGGTGGCGAGTGTGAGCGCGTCTGCCACTACCATCCCGTTTACGGTGGAAGGGCAATATCAGCTTCAGGGTGGTGAAGCGGAAATAAATAAAGTGACCGGCGGACGGCATGGTGCAGTGATGACCCTGCTGGGTGTAGCGTCAGGCGTGGCTCCGACAATTGCTCACGGCGGCCAGTTCCTGCTGCGTGGCGGAGAAACCTTCACCGCTAGTCCGGGCAGCCAGATAACCCTTCAGGCTTTTGAATCCGGATCCGGTACATGTACATGGATTGAGCAGAGCCGTTATCAGGCATAAGTCATATTCTTATTTTAGTGGTTTCATTATTTCAGGAAAGCGGGGCTTCGGCTTCGCTTTTTTATTTCATGCGGAATTTTGCTAAAAATGATTAATAAGCAAAAGATTATTTGAGATATCCTTGTATAATAAGCAAAAGATTATTATTTTTGAATGTCGATTAAAAACAGCATATAATGAGTAAGGAACAAATTAAAAAGGACCTCACAATGCAGTTGGGGGTTGTAAAAATGAAATTGAAACAATTGGTTTTTATTGAGGAACAGACCGGGATCAGGAGAACTGAAGAGATAAACGCCCTTCTTGACCGTCTGAACCTGATAGAGAAAATTCTTAAAGAGATGGAAAATGAGTAATAACAGTGTTCCCCAGCCTATGGGGAACTTAAAAAAATAAAGAGATCATGACACTGAAAGAGGAATTGGACGCTCTACGTCCGTTAATGGGAACAGAGTCCGGGGAGTTTTATTCCCGAGTGAAACATATAGCTGATACTTATACGAGTGAAGGGGACAAAAAGATGATTGCAGATTTCATGGATGAGTGCTTGAATGGGATTAGTGGTGAAATTGCTGGCATAGAGGAGAGAACCATAAAATTACAGCTTCAGAACATATCCGAGATCATATCGTTGTCTTTCATTGCGAAACATTACTTTGGCAAAACGAAAGAATGGCTATATCAGCGTATTAATGGTAATGTGGTCAATGGGAAGCCCTGCCGATTCACTGCCGAGGAGCTGGACAGATTCAATCATGCGCTGAAAGACATTTCTCAAAAAATAGGTTCACTCAGACTTTCTTATTGAAAGCTGTTTTTATTCGACACCAATCCATGCAATTGAACCGTTGCATGGATTTTTTATTCATGCCTGTCTTTTGCCCGGCAATTGCCGGGCTTTTTCTTTGTATGACATTAAATTTTATCGTATGAAAGAAAAAATTATTGCTTATCTGAGCGGTCCCCGTCCGTATCGTGAGGGGATTGCTTTGTACGAGGAGTACGGGCTTAATCTGATGCTGAAAGCCACTTTCCGGCGGAATACCGAAACAGACCTGCTTCGTGCCACCTTGATGGAGGAACTGCGCAAGCTTGCCGGAATTTCGGAAACGGCTTTCAGGACAATGCAACGGAAGGCAGTGGACTCTCCCCACATATCTTCAGCTTCTATAGTGGTGGAAGAGATCAAGGCTGAGAAAACCGCAGTGAATGTTCCTGTCACCCCGGTTGTGGAAAATGTGATCCGTTTCCGTGACCGTTTCCCCTTCCTCAACTCTCCGGATTGTCCGGATGTACTGAAAATACTGGTTGCCGATATGTTCACGGCCTATGACCTTTATCTAAAAACTTTCAGGGAACTGGGGGAACTGCCGGATGACGTTGAGCTGGAACAGGCGTTTGCCATAGCCAAAACAACTGTGGAGAATTACCTGGAGGACCGGAGTATCTGGAAGGAGTTGGAATATTACCGTGACAATCATGTGCTGCTCGGGAAACATCCCCGTATTGCCGTCTATCTAGCTTCTGACGAGCTTTCCAACAAAAGTGATCTTGAGGTGATGAATATCCGTAAGAATGCGGCCAGCAACGTGTCCAAATGGAAGAAGAAGCTTGAAACCGTTGAAGGTGAGGAGGAACGTGCGAAGGCATTGGCGGCAGTGGATAAATGGGAATCTATGAAATCGGCCGCCGAGAAGGAACTGGAAAACAGAAAAAAAAACTGATATTTCGGAAGGGGACGCTGGAGGACGGGATCAATGGGCTACTCCTGAAAATGGAGCATTTCTCCCACCCTTGTGACCGTGGCGAGTTTGCCCATTTACTGTCTGCAAAAAAATGCGAGTTGGCGTACCTAGAAGAATGTTTGAACAAATTATCTTATGAATGATATTCCCCCTGACAGCCTGGCTCTAACTGGAGAGCAAAAAAATGATGTTCGCCGCATGGCCTCTTTAGGTTATGCGCCGGAGGATATTGCCGCCTATCTTGGCCTTGACGCTTCTGAATGCTTTCTTTTTGTATATGACGCCGGTATTCCAGGAACCACCATTCGAGGGCTGATCCGTGAAGGCGTGCTTGTCTCACGGGCCGCTCCCGAGATAAAGCTGCACGAAGCAGCTGAGGACGGGAATATTGATGCCGTTAAGCAGCTAACGGAGATCCAGGAACGCCGTTTGTTTGAGAATCTGTTAAAAGATATGGATGAATATGAGTGAATTGCCGGTCAGACCTTCAAGAGTGGACTTTGAAAAGGTTGATCTGAATCAGATCCAGCGCATTCTTTCCACCGGAACGCTGGATTCTTTGCGTCCGGAAGAGAGGGAGTATTTCTCTCTAATGGAGATGGTACGTGGTCTGCGTGCCAGGATGCGTTTCACTAACGGCAGGATGGTGACAAAGGCAGGAATAATCAGGCTGCTGAAGTCGGAACCGTACAGCCTGTCCGACTGGATGGCCCGGCAGGTGTATAATGACAGCATCAATTTTTTCTATACCCAAGACAACATCCGTCCGGAGGCGTTTGCTGCCCTGTATGCCGAGCGTGCCGAGAAGTGGGCGGACGCCGCTTTCCTGGCCGGCAAGATCAAGGAGGCAAGGGCCTTGTTGAAACTTGCCGGTGAATACCGCAGATGCTTCAGGAAGGAACAGGCGGAGATACCGGAAGAGCTTCTAAACCAGAAAAAGGTTGATATCTATACGGCCAGCCGTGAGGATCTGGGCGTTCCCGCCATTGATAGAAAGGAACTGGAGGGTTTCATCGACTCGATACCGGAGATACCTATTGCTGTGCGTGATAATCTGAAAGAGGACGCACGAATAAGAAAGTTTGATTTGAAAAAACGTATGATTTATGATATCGAGGAATTTAGCGAGGAAGATAGCGAATGATGAGGATGTGGATGTAAAATTCAGCCATAATGTCCAGATGCTGACCGATTTCGTGGATACGACCATTCTGGTTGTCATAGCCGGGCGTGGTATGTCCAAGAGTACGGTCATACAGTCCAGACGTTCATACAGGTGTATCTGGGAAATGCCCGGTGCGCCTTTCGCTTTTGTCGCCAACACTTATGCCAATCTGAAGGACAACATCATGCCCGCCGTACAGAAGGGATGGGAAATGATGGGGCTGTACGAGGGGGTGCATTATATCCGTGGAAAGGAACCGCCAGCCTCCTGGAAGGCGAAATGCTCCATAATTGTCAATGATTACCGGAACTGCTATTCCTTCTGGAATGGCAGTGTTATTTTTATGGGTTCGCTGGATAACCCTTCACTGCTTGCCGGCAAATCGGTGGTCCATCTGTTTTATGACGAGTCAAAATATGACAAGGACGAGAAGGTGAACCGTGCCATGCCTGTTCTACGTGGCGATTCTCTCACTTACGGGGCATCGCATCTGTTTCTTGGTCTGACGATCACCACTGATATGCCGGATGTCAACGAGGGGGAATATGACTGGTATTTCCGTTATGCACCCAATATGGATCCAAACCGTATAATTCTGATTGTACAGGCGGCTTTTGAACGGAACGGGCTGCTGTTGAAGCAACTGCGCGAGCAGAAGAAAGACAATCCCAGTCACTCCGTGCTGGCGCGTCTGGAAAGGAAAATAGATTATTATGATCGGGCTTTGCGCAAATTGCGCCGCGGACAAACCTTTTTTCTTAACGCATCCTCCCTGGTCAATGTTGATATCCTGACCCCGGAATATATACGAAACTTATATCAAGGTACTCTTGAACTGCATGAGTTCTGCAAGTCGGTGCTGGGTATGCGACCCGGTCTCCGGCGTGATGTCCGCTTCTATGTATTATTCGGGCAAAGGCATAAGTATTATGACGGGAGTCCTGGAGGGGAGCCGGCGGAAAATAGTCGGGAGTTGCGCTATCTGCGGCATGACGAGCCTTTGGATGGCGGCATGGACTTCGGCAACATGCTTTCATTCGTGATTGGGCAGGAAGACGGAGCGTATTACCGATGCCACAAAAACTTTTTCGAGATACCTCCCGGATGGTTCCGTGAGCTGGCTGACCAGTTCTTGGATTTCTTTGCTTCACATGAATGCAAGGAACTGTCGTTGTATTATGACCGGGCCGGCAATAATTTTGAAAGACAGGGGGAGGATTATGCCAGGAAGATAAAGGATGCCATAGAGAAGGATGCCGATGGCCGGCGGACCGGATGGACCGTCATTCTGATGAGCCGCAGACAGAATATCATCCCCCAGTCGGAGGAATACGGATTCATGCAGGAGTTGATGAAGGGAGAGAATGGGCAATTGCCCCGATTGCTGGTTGATGCGGTGAATTGCCGTGAAATGGTCAGCAGCGTTGAGAAAGCCCCAGCCGGCATCCGCTATAAGGGTGAAACCAAGGTGGTGTTCAAGATCAAGAAGAGTGAAAAGCTTGCCCCGAAGAAACTTCCCATGTTTTCTACCAATTTCAGTGACGCTTTCAAATACCTGATGATGCGCAGAAACTGGCGTCGCATTGTCCGTATTGCCCGTGGCAATAATGCAAATCCCTATATTCCCGGTTTTGAGGAGTGATTTCTGTCCGTACCAGGCATCCCGCCGTTTTTCTCTGTCATATTTCACGAAAATTGCCCGGGGCAATTGCCCCGGGACTTCTGAGCGGCCCGCACGGAAACTAAAGGCGTGATTTTAAAGATTTTGGTTTTACGACGTTAGTTGTTGAAAACAAGCCCTTTATGTGCTCTTACAGTAAAATTCAAGATTAAAAAACGCACATTTTGAATGATAAATGCGAAGGATGGTTTCCTTAATTGATCCTCCTTATTTGAGTACTGAAGTCGAAACATATAAAATGTATTGGCGTCTGACTGATTATCTGGATGTCCTGCGTGTTCTGAAGAAGCATCCGTTTGTGTATTTTATCCAATAAATTTTCCATACTTGAATTATGCAATTGGATAGGGGATAATCCGTCGTTTGGGAATCCTCTTAAAGATTATACAAGGGTAGAATTCAATGCTAGGGTGAATTATGATGTATTATGAGAGTAATCAATATTAGTAAAATAAAAAGGACCTGAAAAAATGAAAGCTTATGTTTGGTTGAATGAAACAATAAAATAGAGGCTTGATATATCAGATTAGATGCTCCTCTTGTAGAAGCTAGCTTTTATATAAAAATTACGACTTTTGATATTAATGTCCATTGCACAAGGTTATATAACTATTTTATTAAAAGTGGAAAAATATTTTGTAATTCTAAAATATTTTTCCATTTTTGTAAGGCCCAATAGTTAATAAATATTTAAGACTGTGAATATGAAAGATTGGATGAAAAATGAAAATCTCAAACGATTGATTCAAAAGAAAGAATTGGTAGTTTTTGCGGGGGCAGGAGTTACAAAAAGCTTGGGATTACCAGATTGGAAAGGTTTTGTCATAGATGTTTTGAAAGAATTATCGAAGCAGGAACCAAGTTTTTCTGATTATGTTGAGCTAATTCAGAGAGGAAATAAAACTCCGATTGAAATATTTGACATGTTAGAACATGATTATAGAAAGGAAATAAAACAATATGTTGCTCGAAAATTTAATTTATCAACGACAAATACACCATGCTTACATAAGAATTTGATAAATCTAACGCAAAAGATTGTGACGACTAATTATGATAATGCGTTTGAATTAGCATACACTCAATTATACGGTAAAGGATGTCCATGTGTCGCAATACAAAATAATGATTCAATCAACCTATCGGAAATAGTTAGAAATGCTCCTGAATTTATATTTAAACTGCATGGATGTACTTCTCAGCCGGATAGTTGTGTTGTTTTTACGTCTGATTATAGAAAGATTTATAAGAAAGACAGCCCGTCCTGTAAACTTCTTGAGGTATTGTCTCTTACCAAAACAATTTTGTTTATTGGAACGAGTTTAAGTGATAAAGAGATAAAAATAATTTTTGAAGAAGGATTCTATACATTCGGTAACAATAATACACATTATATTTTGACACCAAAACCAGAGGAATATGGAAAATATTCGTATTTAAAACCGATTAAACTTAATTATGAAGAATGGGATGACTTTTTTCAATATTATGCATCTTTTAATAAGCCGCTTGAGATTGAAAAAACATTAAGTAAAATTGATGAAATAAGTAGAAATCTTAAAGGGGTTGGATTATTTAGAGGCGTTAGTTCAAACGAGATAGAAAAAATAATAAGGAACACAAAATCTAAAATTTACCAACTGCCTAAAGATAGGAGTCTGTGTGAAAAAGATGATAAAGTCAGTTCTTTTTGGTTGATATTAAATGGAAGTATTGCTGCTTATAAGGATGGGGTTATTACTGCTGTAAGGCAGAAAGGTTCTATAGTTGGAGAACTCGGTTTGTTAGAGGGAAGAACGGCAAGAACGAGCAAATTAGTAGCTCATGAGCACCAAACAGAGGTCTTAGAAATAGGTTTGGAGTCGATTCGTAACTTACGTCCTCAAAGTCAAGCGATTCTATGGAAGAATTTAGCATCAATGTTAGGAGGTAAAGTTGAAAAACTTGATAAGCTTGTTTCTATATTGCAAAAGACAATAGATGAATTTAGAATAGAAAAATATGATGAATAATAATTATTTGTTACCATTACCTTTACTAACGTATTTGAAACAAAAATATAATTTAGTAGAGAAACAGTGCTTTAAGAATTATGTATGTATTTTCATACAACATCTTTTAGGATCTAATCTTTCTTTAATAAAAACATTGGAGGCTGGAGGTCTTAAAAAAGAAAATCTTTATGTTATAGGAAAAGCATATTCGTCAAATTCTGAAGTGTTGAGATATTTAAAAGCTAATGGATATAATTATAGAAATCCATTAGACATGTACTCGTTGGATGTGCCATATGATGAAATATTGAAAGAGGAAATCAGGAGCGTTTTGTCTGACATTATAAAGAGTACTACTTTAAAGGTGTTATTGATTGATGATGCAGCAAAAGGTATATGCATAATTCATGAAGAACCCTATATTAAATATATTTCTCGTTTTAAATGTATTGAATTGACAACTCGGGGAATTAGGGCTTTAAAAAGAATCGATTTAAAGTGTCCTGTTGTTGATATTGCCTCTAGTTATACAAAGAGAAATATTGAATCCATATTAATAGGAGAGTCTATGGGAATGGAGTTTTTACGTTTCCTAGAATTATGGAAACCTGTTTTTCAACCAGTGAATAATCAAGTACTGCTTATCGGTTATGGTGCTATTGGAGAGAAGGTTTGTAAAGTATTGAAAGGTAGATTTAATATAACTGTATTTGACGAAAATAGTGATAGATGTATTCAGGCACATAAAGACGGTCTAAAAACAATAGAGGATATGTCTGCATTGCATTATGGAATAATTATTGGATGCACAGGGAATTCTATATGTTTGGAGAAATTATTAAATCATTCTGAAATATTATTTGTTAATATGTCATCGTCAGACTTGGAATTTGGTCTATGGCGTTTTAAAGGAGAAAAAAAAATAGCGTCTAAAGTATACAATTATCCAGTTCAAGAATTACCTTTGCATGAGTTCTACCTTGTTGAAGATGGAGATAAACGATATTATGTAGCTAATGGAGGATTTCCGATTGATTTTACAGGTGGAATTGATCCTATAGCACCGGAGAAGATTCAAATAACTAGGGCATTGGTTTTAGCTGCAAGTATACAAGTGTTGTTTGAATCAGATAATGGAATATTAGAGTTGGATCATAATATACAAAAAGAACTAAATTCTTTTTTTTATAAAAGTACACGATATGAATAAATTTGATGATTGTGAATTTTGTTCTCTTAAGGATGGTAGCGAGCCTACTCTACCAAGGGACTTACAATTATTATGTACGGAAAGATTGCAACAAAATTTGATGTATGATGGAGCTGAATTTTATTTAAAGCCAGATATATCCCCTGTTGTAAAAGGACATTTATTAATAATACCTAAAAAACATTATTTTTCTATTTTGTCGTTACCGATAAAAGATTTGGAAGAACTAAATCTCATAAAACAAAAAATCATAGATTTCTACGCTAAAGAAAATAAACTTTGCTTGTTCTTTGAACATGGGTGTTGTGGTGAGACTGATACGGGTTCTTCTTGCATACACCATGCCCATTTGCATTCAATTCCTATTAGTCTAGATGATGGAAGAAATATAATGCGAGAGGCTATACGGTTGTTGGGAATGCCAAATACAAATATGGCTGAAGTTGAGAATAGTACTTATCTTTTTATGGAAATAGCAGGTTCATCTTCCTTATATTGGAAGGATTTGATTATGCGTTCTCAGTTTTTTAGAATTTTAATATCAGAAACATTCGGTGAATTTCAACGTTCTAGATGGCAAAATTGCATAATTAATGAAAAAGAAAGATTAAAATCAGAGATATGGCTTAAGGAATTAAGAAATGTAAAACTTTAATACGGATTGTATAACTGTTTTTGTTTTTTATAAGGTAAAGCTGTTATCTAGGCATATGGCTTTTTCGGTTAGCAGGAGATAAACGATAACAGTCAAAAGAATGGTGATTATAAGGTAATATGTAGTAAATTGCTGCTGCAAAAACTACGGTTGCCTTTCCCATTACAATTTTAGCTCTCGGGCGAAAATCTGTGATTGTTTGACGACACGGGAAATGGCAGCCGTTCTTTTTCTGCCTAAAACGTCAAACAATCTCTAAACGAAACGAATAGTTTCAGTTCCTGCTACCGACATAAATGTCGTGAGCAAATCGTCAGTTCTAACTATGTGGCTGAACCGTGAGAATCAATTATTTTCTTCCGTTCTTAAAGAATCAGTGTCTAACCGTCAGATGTGCCTTATGGTTCATGCTTCTCTTACCTTCATGGCACTGGCAGTGCTCCGCCTTCAAAAAAAATCCCAAAAAGTTTGTGGATAAAAAAATAATCCTCATATTTGCAGAGTCAAACATCAAACTTGTTCGTCAAGTACGTAGAGCGCGGTTAATGCTCATATTTTAATGGGCTTTTTTTATGCCTATACAGAACCATTTTCGTAAAATCACGAAAATGATAATACATATAAAGGATATTGTAGAAGTCGCAACTTGTTGTGCAAAGTCTACGGCTGCCTTTCCCAAAACTTAATTGCTCTACGGAGTGACACGGTTTGATGTTTGACGACACGGGAGATGGCAGCCGTTCTTTTTCTGCCTAAAATGTCAAACATCAAACCGTATGAAACAAACAGTTTCAATTCCTGCTACCGACATAAATGTCGTGAGCAAATCATCAGTCCTAACTATGTGGCTGAACCGTGAAAATCAATTATTTTCTTCCGTTCTTGAAGAATCAGTGTCTAATCGTCAGGTGTGCCTTATGGCACATGCTTCCTTGGCTTTCATGGCACTGGCAGGTTCTGCTTTCAAGAAACTTTTCCAAAAAGTTTGTGGATTAAAAAATAATCCCCATCTTTGCAATGACTTCCATTTTGAACAGGCGGACAGTACCGCCAACATAGCCGTTGGCATTTTTTATGCCCATGGATTATCATATAGTTCCGTCCCGTGTGGAGCGTTAATGCGCCCACTGCCTGTTCAAGGTGGAAGTCAACGGGGAGCGGAACTTTTTTTGTTCCCTTCCCGTAATAATCAACATATTGTTTCATTTTAAATGACTTCCAAAATGAAAAATCAAACAGTTACTTTGCCTGTATTAGAGGCGAAAAAATCCACGTTCAGTGCGTGGTGCGAAAAGGAGAATCAACTGTTCTCATGTGTTCTTGAATCCGTAGTTACTAACCGTCAGGTGTGCCTTATGGCTCATGCCTCCTTGGCTTTCATGGCACTGGCAGGTTCCGCTTTCAAGAAACTTATCCAAAAAGTTTGTGGATTAAAAAATAATCCCCATATTTGCAATGCTTACCATTTGAGAAAGGCGAGAAGGCTCGCCAAAATATTTGCTGCGGGCATTTTTTATGTCCATGGCTATACATATAGTTCCGTCCCGTGTGGTGTCGTTAATGCGCCCACAGCCTTTCTCAAGGTGGTAAGCAACGGGGAGCGGAACTTTTTTTGTTCCCTTCCCGTACTAATCAACATATTGTTTCATTTTAATTGCTTACCAAAATGAAAAATCAAACAGTTACTTTGCCTGTATTAGAGGCAAAAAAATCCACGTTCAGTGTGTGGTGCGAAAAGGAGAACCAATTGTTCTCATGTGTTCTTGAATCCGTAGTTACTAACCGTCAGGTGTGCCTTATGGCTCATGCTTCCTTAGCTTTCTCGGTATTGGTATGTGCAGCATTCGTGTCGGCAGTTCCGGCATTGCTTTGCCTAGCTTGGTTTGTTGTGTCGTTACATCTTGCTTGGAAAGGAGGTTTGCGATGAAATTCTTTATTGATAATCCTAAAACTTACCTGTCTGTCAACAATAAAGGCAGGGTTATGAATAAATGGATTTCCACTTTCGCTCATGTTTTGATTCCTGATGAACTGTCGCGTGATGCCTTTATTGAGAGTGTTCGTGCCAAAGCGTCCATGTTGGATGAAGAGTTTCCAAGAACCAAACCGCTTCGTGTGGATGTTTCCAGAAACAATGATATACGTATTGAGGTCTATCCTGATAAAAATCCGTATAATACTGTCTTCATCGTTGATATTTATCCAGTACGCGGTGAGTTCCGCTTCTGTGAATCTACAAACCCTAAAATATTGGAAGGAGGTCTGAAATGAAAGGAGAAGGATTTAACCCGAATGCTATTATAACAGATCAGGTGATAGATGCGCTGGCTGATATTCAGGATCATGAACCCGGTTCTTTTCGTGAACATACGGAGAAATTAACGGATATTCTGTTGGATGACTTTGAGTTGATGGAACCGGACAATCTGAAAAGGAATCTGGACTTGGTGCAATTCTTTCGGTTCTATGCAGGACTGATAGAGAAACTGCATCCACAAGGCAAGTAGTCCTGTCCTTTATCCCATATTGTATTTGTCCCATATTTGCTTGAAAAATAGCGAATATGGGACAAATTAATTTATATACCGCAGTCGAGGAGATGAAAGCGGTGAGCAAAGCTGAAAGGACATTCAGTATCAAATTCCGGAAATACAACCGTCAGAAACAGTCTGGCGGTGATCTGGTGTTTTTGAAATCGGCCAGGCTTCGTTCCAAGGCTTCTGATGAAAAAATAGAGAATGCCAGCCATAAACTGTTTCTTGTTGATACGGAAACAGGCAACGCATTGAACTGCTGGCAGATTCTGGTAGTGGAATTTAACGGACAGAAAACAGTTTTGTAATATGGAGGTAAGACGTAGCGGAAATTTCGGCTTTGTGGACCCCGGCAATGGATCGCTTTATTCCTTTGACATATCGGGACGTGGCAAGGGATGGGAACCTTCCAGCATCATGCTGAACCATAACCGTAACACCTGTTTCACGAGGAAGATGAGTGTGGCCGGATATGATATCGTTCCGATGGGGGATAACAATGACATGCCCGGAGAGGTCATGCGTCTGCTTGACCGGTTTTATGCCGGCGAGGGTATTCTTGGCAAAATCGCCGGTCTGCAATGGGGGGACGGTCCCCGATTCTATGAGGATGCCATTGATGATACGGACAACCGTTTCTATAAGAAATGGGTGCTTGCACCTGATATTGAGTCGGACATGTCTTCCTGGGATTATCGGATTTGTATGCACCGTTGTCTGGTTGATCTCACCCACATGCAGGGTTTCTTTATCAAGTTTGTCCGCAACCGTGCGCCTCGTATCGGTGGGAGGGGGAAGTTACTAAGGTTGGAGCATATTCCTTATCAGCGTGCCAGACTGTTGTACCCTCCTCCTGGGAAAAATGATCCGGAAGGTATTGTTGTGGGAGATTTCCCTTTCCCGGACCCTGAGTATATGGAGAGGTATCCCATGTTTGATCCGGCAGATCCTTTCCGATATCCGGTGTCGGCCAGATATTACAACATCTATTCCTTCTGTAAGGATTTTGTCAGTACTCCGCGTTTTCTGGGAGCCTTTGACTGGCTGGAGATAGCCGGTACCCTGGCACCATTACTGCATAATTATAATCTGAATTCCAGTGCGCTCAGTCTGCATATCGAATCTCCACAAGGGTATTGGGACAAGGCGGAGGAACGTTTGAAATCCGTATGCCGCAAGCGTGGGGAAACCTATACGGCCAAGATGCTGGAGGATTACAAGGACGAATGCATGGAGAAATTTGCCGGAGGTATTACCGGGATGAAGAATGTGGGGAAATATATGCACACCACCCGGTTCTGGAGCGATGAAGCCAACGATTTCGAAGGATGGAAGGTGACTCCTATAGACAAGAAGGTGAAGGATTACATCGAGGCACAGATCAGAATCAGCAACAAGGCTGACGCTGCTGCCACCTCCGGGTTCGGAATTGATCCGGTGCTGGCGAACCTCATTTTGGAAAACAAACTGAGCAGTGGAAGCGAGAAACTGTATTCCATCAAGGTCTACAATGCGTCTGAAACGGCTATTCCGGACATGATACTCTGCAAGCCGGTGCAGGAGTATATCAACGCTAACTGGCCGGGAACAGATATACGTATCGGACTGTACAGGAATGTGGTGAGTCAGGAAGAGAACGTGTCGCCGGGAAACCGTATGAAAGAAAATATATAAGTTATGAAAATGATATTCGACAGAAACGGAGAAGGGCGCCAGGAGCTTGTTACGGCGCTGGGAATGATTTCCGACAGCCTGGACTATTCCAAGTGGAAGCCGGTACTGCCTTTGGCCACACGCCAGCTGACCTGTATTATCGGGGCGGACGTGCTTTCGGCGATAGTCGACCTTTATTGGGATGAAGACTTGGATCCAGAGAAAGAGGAACTTGTATTCATGGCGCAGCGTGCCGTGGCATATTTCGCATGGGTAAAGGTTGTTCCCACGTTGGATGCACAGCATGGCGGTAGCGGAAGGCAGAGGAAACTGGGAGAGAATGAGAAGGGGCTGACTGCCCTTCAGGAATATAAGGATGAAATGAACATACTTAATCTGGCGTATGAGTCGGTGGATGCTCTGGTAGGATTCTTGGAGGAGAAGCAGTTTGACTTCTGGGGAAAAAGCCTGGCTAAAAGACAGATGGACGGATTGCTCATCCGTACCAAGGACGAGTTTGACGAGTTCTATCATATCGGCAGCCACCGTCTATTTCTCATACTGGTTCCCATCCTGCGTGAAATACAGCGTACAGACATTCTGCCTGTTGTCGGAAAGGAGCGGTTTGATTGGCTTGTCAGAAGGGATCCGGACGTATGTGACACTCTTTTGGAGGAATGCCAGCGACCTCTGGCACTGTTGGCCATCAAGAAAGCGGTTGATCGCCTGCCTGTAGAGGTTATTCCGGAAGGTATCGTACAGGTGCAGCAGACCGGAACTGTAAAGGAAAAGTTACGGGCAGAGAAAGAGGCGCGGAAAAGTGTGGCGGACAGTCTTCAGGCCGATGCCGACCGGTATCTTCAGGAATTGCAGGATACGGTGGCGGCTTTGGACGCCGCGCCTGAGGAGGTTGATTTCTATGTTTCAGGCCCCACGCTTCAAAGCAAGGGGATAACCTTTTGATTTTTATGCGTGTAATATATTATCAGAACAGACAAGTGGGTGTGCCGGAAACGCTTGAGGAACTGACACCTGCCCAGTATTACCGTTATCTGGAGATCGCCACCATGGCTAACCAGCATATATTGTCGGAACCCGGGATACGTTTGAAAATTCTGTCTCTTTTTCTGGCACTCCCAGTTGATATGGGGCATCTTCCTCCATCCACATGGAAGGAAACGCTGGCACTGTTGTCCCTGACGGATCCGTTCGTTATTCGTGAGGGAAAATCTTTCCGGATGGACCTGAGTACCGGAATCAACCTCCTTCCGGAATGGAACGGCTTTCACGGACCGGAAGACATGCTCAACGGAGTATCGTTTGACACCTTCTGCAAGTGCATGGCACTGGTAAGACGAATGGGTGATGAGGGTGGCGGCGACAGGGACATGATATTACGGGAGTTCGGAAAAGCTCTTTATACGGGAAGGGAAGGTGCGGAACCGCCAATTCTGCTCTGCCTTCATGCTTATCTGTTTTTTATGAATGTGTTCGCCATCATCCGGGAGGAGTCTTTGGAAATTGACGGTGAAACGGTTGACTTGCGGATTCTTTTCCGAAAAGATGAGAAGCCGGAAGCGGATGACCATACCGGCTGGACGGGCATTGGAATGGATATCGCTGAGAACGGGGCATTCGGGAACTATGCAGAGGTGAGGGCGACACCGTTCTGGGATATCCTTATTTTCCTTTACAGAAAGAAGTTTGAGAAATTACATTCCAAAAGATAGAGCCTATGATCTGTTTGAAAACCTATCGTGAGTATTATGAGAATGTCATGCGGCGTGTACCAGGCATACATTCCGTCAGAGTAGTGAATGTGGACCAGGACATGAGCGACTGTCTGAAAAGTATCAGTTCTGACGAGCTTCCGGTTCTGTTCGTGGTCGTACCGTCCGCACAGGAGACAGGTACGGATCCGGACAATGTGGAGGAGGATAACTTGTGCCTTATATTTCTGATGGACCGTATGGATATGCAGCGCCGTGGTCCGGTTCGGGTGCTGGAAGATACACAGCCCCTTGTCGAGAGCATCAAGAATGTGATGCGTGGTGACAGGAACAGGGGGTGCTGTCTTATGCGTAATCTTGACCGGATGACCACTACCCCGGAAACAGGATTCTATACGGATTACAGCGGTTGGAGTGTGTCGTTTAAACTCGGTACGGAATGAGTGACGGATGGAACCCAGTGAGGGAGGAGTTCTTCAAAAGAACCCTGTCCCGTGACTTCAAGACCATTTATCAACGGCAGTTGGATATTGCGGAAAGAGGTATTTACCGGGAAGGAAGACAGCTTAAGGTGAGATTCCGCCCGGATAAAATTGTGCCCGGCCGTACAGGGCATCTGCGTGACCGTCTTGCGGCAGCCGAGTTTCAGATAACGGGGGTGGATCCGATAATGCTGGAAACGGGCTACCCTCTTTATATACGTTTTCTTGACATGCGGAAGAAACGCGATCTCCGTATCTATAACCGTCAGATATGGGGGATAGTGTACAACAACGCATTGCCTGATCTGAGAGCGGGCATGTCCGATTCGCTCCGCAAGGAGATCCGCAACCGGCTGGAGAAGTTGTTTCCCTGGCCGGACGGGAATGACAGTGCGTATCGTCCCGGATATCGTCCTCATTAGCTTTGAGAGTGCTAATGCAATTTTTGCATTATAGATTAATTATTATTTTCAGTCTGATAATTATATTGTAGTTTCCTTTTTATATATTTGCAGTGTCGTTAGAATGTGCGTATCATGTAATAAAGTTACTCACATGGGAAAACAAAGTGAATAATAAAAAGTAAAGAAGGAAGGTAATAGAAAATAATGTTGGACGTAAAGAACTTTAATATATTTATTTATAATGGCAAAAAATAGACTTGTAGTACCTTTCTTAAAATGGGTTGGTGGTAAAAGACAGCTTATACCAACAATAAAAAAAAGGTTGCCAAAAGGACTGTCAAATTGTTCTTACTATGAACCATTCATAGGAGGCGGGGCATTATTATTTGAATTACAACCTAAACGTGCTATTATAAACGATTACAACGAAGAACTTATTAATGTCTATAAAGTAATACGGGATAATCCTGATGAATTGATAGAAGACTTGAAAAAACATGAAAATACAGCAGATTATTTTTATGAAATTCGTGCTATTGATAGAAAGCCATCGTTTAAAAATCTTTCCAAGATTGAGAGAGCATCACGGATTATATACCTTAACAAGACTTGTTATAATGGATTATATAGAGTAAATAACGCAGGAGAATTTAATTCTCCATTTGGAAAATATAAGAATCCGAATATTGTTAATGAACCTATAATAAGAGCTGTAAGTAAATATTTGAATACATCTAAAATACAAATATTAAGTGGTGACTATGAAGAGGTACTAAAAGATATACCAATTAATTCTTTTGTATATTTGGATCCTCCATATCATCCCCTTTCTGATAGCTCAAATTTTACGGGGTATATACAAGGAGGCTGGTCAGAAGAAGATCAAATTCGTTTAAGGAATGTTTGTAATTCGTTAAATGATAGGGGGATAAAATTCTTGTTGTCAAATTCATCAGCTGATTTTATAAGAGAAATTTATGCCGGATATAATATCCATATTGTAAAAGCCATTCGAGCTGTAAACTCAGATTCAACCAAAAGAGGACAAGTAAATGAATTTTTAATTAGCAATTATGAGTGATTCAAAAAATGAAAGTGCATGGGCTCAACTGTTTGAAAAATATAACATAGATGGTGCCATAAGTAGAGATGGTCAATATATTATTAGTTCTAAAGTTATAAATGAATTTAGAGAAGCTAGGTTAATGACAAAATTTGATCATCGCTTTCAGCTTCCTAAGACGTTATCAGATAGACAACTTTCTATTCTTCCAATTTCAAGAGGAGGATATATAATATCTAAAATCGAAACATTTGAAAATTTTATAGAAACTCCTAATCTTGATATTACAGAGTTTGCAATACCATCGCATATAGAAAGCCTTGATTTTTCAACAATAACAAGCGAGGCATTAGCGATTAATTGTGCGTATGTTTCCCGGATCATTGAAGATTTTACTCAAGATGAAAATTTAGTGCCGACTGTCAGTGGGAGAATGGGGTCACAAGCATTTAGTTTTAAAGTCCGAAAGTTTGGAGAAAAAAATTTGTTCCTTGATGTTGATGTTCAAAATGCACAAGTTGAGATTGACGGTGGATATGAGGGGGCTACATCATTAAATTTAATTGAAGCTAAAAATAATTTATCTTCTGACTTCTTAATCAGACAATTGTATTATCCTTATCGCTTATGGCAAGGTCGAATAATGAAGAAGATCCGCCCTATTTTTCTTACTTATACTAATGGTATATTTCATTTGCGTGAATATCAGTTCAATGAATTATGTAATTACAATTCCATAGTACTCATCAAAGAAAAAAAGTATCGTCTGAAAGATACTTCTGAGCAGCTTCTGAATATTGAAACAATACAAGAAATACTAAAGTCCATATCTATTGTAGATGAACCCACAAATGTACCTTTCCCACAAGCTGATTCTTTTGAAAGGATCATAAACTTTTGTGAAATATTATACAATAATATTGACGAGGATTACACGAAAGAAGCGTTAAGTTGCAACTATGATTTTAAGGAAAAGGATTCTTTCGATATGCGGCAGGTGGATTATTACACGAATGCTGCAATATATTTAAATTTAGTCAAAAAGAGCCAAGTAAATGATAAAACCGTTTTTGAATTAACTGATGTAGGCCTTTCTTTGTTCAAGACTGGAAGTATTGTTGAGAGACAATTGAAATTTATCAAATCAATATTAGCTCATAGGGCATTTAATAGGACTTTAGCACTATATATACAAAAAGCAGAAGAACCTACCAAAGATGAAATAGTGAGAATTATGAAAACTTCAAACCTTTATAACATTAATTCAGAAACAACATTTAGGAGAAGGGCTTCAACTGTTCTATCATGGGTTAATTGGATATTAGGAATCATCGAAGAAGAATAAGATTTCTGATATTATAAATATAATTGTAATTAATTATAAATGTAGGAAGACATATCTTTTAGAAGAAAAGCTTCTCTATCTTGATTTTGATTGAAACATTTATTATACTGAATACCCCGCTGTCCATGGATATGCAGGGCTTCTTATGTTCTCCCGTCCTTTGCCCCTTCCTTGCCGGTTACTAGTTTTGCCGAAAAGTAACCGTATGAACAAGAAACTGAAAGATGATTATATAAAGTTCACTCTCTCCCTGAATACCAGTGAGGCCCGTGAGGAACTGAACCGTCTAAACGCGTCCTCCCGTGAGCTGCAACGGACGAATGACGGCTTGCGCAATTCGATGACAGAACTGGTAGCCTCCGGCAAGAAAGGCAGCGATGAGTACAAACGTCTGGAGGCAGAGCTGAAATCCAATTCCAAAGTCATATCCGATAATAATGCGAAAGTGAAGATTCTCCGCTCCTCCATGAAGAGCACCGAGAAAACTTATGCGGAACTGGCCAAAGAGGCCCGCGGGCTTCAAAAACAGCTGGACAATACTGTCAAGTCCCTTCATCCGGAAGAATATGCCCGTTTGGAAAAGCAGCTGGAGGAAACACGAGAGGCGATGGCCCGTCTGCGTGGCGGAACCAATGAAACTTCCGGGTCATTCCTGAAACTGGGGAATATGAAAGCTATGGTGGTGGGATTTTTTGCGTCCGCCGGAGCGGCTGCCCTTGATTTTTTCAAAGACGGCATGTCCAAGGCAAAGGAATTTGTCAGGGAAAGTGTGGAGGTGGCCATTCAGGCTGACGGAGTTCTTCATGCATTTGAGAAGTTGGACCGCCCTGATCTTCTTGCAAACCTTCGTACTGCCACTAAGGGAACCTTGTCGGATCTTGAGCTGATGAAAGCAACGGTCAAGGCAAAGGATTTCCGGATCCCGGTTGATGATATGGGAAAATATCTGGCATTCGCCCAGTTGAAGGCGCAGCAGACCGGCCAAAGTGTGGAATATATGACAGACTCTATTGTGACCGGTCTGGGGCGCAAGTCGCTTCTTATACTGGACAACCTGGGACTTTCCGCCGCAGAAATCAATGAGGAGGTTGCCAAAACTGGTGATTTCATGAAAGGGGTGTCCAATATCATAGACCGCCAGCTAACACAATCCGAATTGTATGTATCCGCATCTGACAAGGCTGCTCAGGCTGATGCAAGGTTGGAAAATGCCAAATTGAAACTAGGAAGACGGTTGTCCTGGCTTGGAGATTTATGGATCAGCCTGAAAAACAGAATGGCTGAAACTGTCAATACAACAGTATCCACCGCCAATGAAAAGTTTTATGAACAGAAGGAACGGGTTATAAACCTTTATTCCGAGTATATGCCGTTGCTGACCCGGTATGATGAGCTGAAGACCAAGACCAGACTATCCTCGGATGAGCAGGCCGAACTTAATTCCATCATCACCAAAATCACGGACAATATTCCCGGAGTGATAACCAAAGTGGGGGAATACGGACAGGCACTGGATATTTCCAGCGGCAAAGCCAGGGAGTTCGTGCGGCAGCAGAAGGTACTGTTGGAATATATGAACCGGGAAGCCATCAAGGAAGAGGAGAATAATCTGGAGGAATACAGGAAGAAATACCAGAACGCGCTGAAGGCGCAGCAGGCCGGAGGGGTGTATGTGACTTCTTCCATGAGCAATACCGGATATTCCACCTCCTGGTTCGATAATACTCCGGGCACACTGGCACGTATTGATGATGATGTCAGGAAGTATGGCGACATGATCAAGGGTGCTGAGCTCCGAATCCGGGAACTGCGGGGTGAAAGTCTGGAGAAGTCCCTGGAGGACAACGAGAAGAGGATCAAGATGCGGGATGAGTTCATCAAGATGAACAAGAAACAGCTGGAAACATGGCTTGCAGACGAAAAAAATGCGGGCAGCGAGTACAGGGACATGGCCCGCACCATTCTTCCCGGCAAGACGGATATCCAAGTGGATCCTCAAAAAGCCAATGCAGTTAATGCGCAGAGTGTGAAACTGGAGGACTTGCAAAAGAAACATTTGCAGGAGCGTCAGCGTCAGGAGGAGGAACTGGAATACCGGATAGCCCAAACCCGTATTGATGCTATGGAGGCCGGGGCTGAAAAGGAACTGGCACAGCGGGAACTTGACAACCGCAGGGAGATATCGCTTCTGCGGCGGCAGAAGGATGACTATATCCAGGCTGTAATCCGGTTTGAGAAAGAAAAGTTCGAGGCCGAGGAGGAACTGAAGGCGAAGAAGGACAAGCGTTATGTGAAAAAATCCTTTGACTCGTACTCGGTGTCCGTGGATACGTCGGCATTTGACACGATCATCAGCAACACCACCAGACGTCAGAGGAAAGAGGGTTTGCGTGAACAGGAAAGTGCATGGGACGAATATCTGATCAAATACAGCACCTTCCAAGGGAAAAAGGAGGCGTTGACGCGCAAATACAGGAATTTGATGGATAGTGAGTCTGATGCAGGCAGGATCGCATCCCTGCAAAAGGAGTTTGAGGAAGCTCTGTCGGCCCTGGATGTTGAGAAGTTGAAGCAGGAGATCAATTGGGAGTTGATATTCGGAGATTTAAGTAAGGTGTCTAAAAAAGAGCTTGACAAAGTCAGGGCACAGTTGAAACTGTTCCGTGAATCCGATGAGTATAAGAATATGGCTGTGGAGCAAAAAAAGGTTGTTGACGAAGCTTTAGACGGGATACAATCCGCCATTATTGACAAAGGCGGACTGCTTGGTGATCTTCCAGACCAGTTGGACAATCTGAGAAAAGCTCAGGAGGAACTGACCAAGGCTCAGGATGAATATAATATGTCCTTGGAAAGTGGAACACATGCCGAGCAGGAGGTGGCGAAGAAAAAGCTTAATACAGCATCCCAGAATGTCACGAATGCGAAAACGAATGTGGACAAGTCATCAAAGAAGGCTATAAACAATATAACCGGAGTCACCAATGCCATTGCACAGCTCGGGGAGGCGGATGTAAGTCTTTCCTCATTCGGGAATAGTGTCGGGTCATTGGTTGACGTACTCTCGGAATCCGGATCGAAGATAGGCGGGATTATTGCTGCCATCCTGGCCATACTTGACCAGATCGGTGACCAGGGGCTTGACAAATTCGTGGGAAATATACTGGAAACTGTGAGCAATGCCGTAGGAGGAATTTTCGATACGGTGGGGTCCATTTTTGGGATCAAGGGGGCCGGTGGTATTTTCCATGGCGCTGATTATTCCGGTTATAATGAGATGGTGGCGCAGTATGATAATCTACTGGATATCTGGGACGAGCTGCTTGACAAAAAAAAGGCATATATAAATGAAAGTTACGGTGCAGAAGCATCCAAAGCCGGAGAGGAAGCTCTGAATATTGCAAAAAACGAGCTGGATGTACAAAAGAAACTTGCCGAGGCACGTCTGAGTGCCGGCAGCAGTATCGGAAGTCACAGCCAGGGCTACAGGATGTGGAAAGGCTCCTACAAATGGGAAGGACAGAACTGGCGTGATGTCGCCGGGGAGATATCCAGGGAGTACGGTGTGACGTTCAACGAGATGAAAGATATGATCAATATGTCCCCGGAAGTCTTGCAGTCCATCAGGGAGAATTATGCCGGCCTCTGGTCTGTTATGGACGGAGAGTTCAGGAACCATCTGGAAAATATCATCAAATATGGCGAAACGGAAAAGGAAATACTGGAGGCGGTGAAGGAACAGGTTACCGGTATATCCTTTGACAGTTTTGAGGATTCTTACTGGGAGATGATATCCGATCTGGAGAACGGAAATGAAGAACTGGCCGAGAATCTGGAGGAACAGCTCCGCAAATCCATTATCAGAGCCATGATGGCCGACAAGTACAAGGAACAGGTCAGAAAACTATATGAAACCTGGGCAGAATATGGTGAAGATGGTTATACGAAAGATGAGGTTAATGCATTGCGTGAGATGCAGGAACAGTTGTCTGAAGCAGTGCTGGCCGAGAGAGACAGTCTGGCGGATATCTTCGGATGGGACGCATCCGGAGACTCTTATTCCCAATCCTCTTCCAAAGGATATTCCACCACCATGAGCCAGGAAACAGGTGAGGAGATCAGCGGACGGCTGACAGCCATGTATGAGTCTAATGTACGTTTGGAAACCAAAGGAACGGAAATGAATGCGAATATGCTTATTATTTCCACGGCAGCATTGAATATGGCAAAGGAACTTGCTGCTCATTCGGTGTGTGTCACGGAAATGCGCGATGTATTGCATGAATGCAACGATCATTTGGAGAAAATTGAAAAATATACCGGCATATTGAGCGGCATGGACGACACTCTTGCCGAGATAGAAAAAAACACAAAAGGAATGTGATTATGGAGAGGAATGCTTTTATTAATGGCAGGAATATCTGGAGTACATGGGGTGCGGAATTGATGGACGGAGCTTTGGAGGCTATACTGACACCCCCTCCTGTGAAGGACTATATCGAAAATGACAGCAGGTTGGAACATGGCATACAGATTACTTCATCGCCTGAGATCTGCAAGATGGATTCTAGGGAGCTCAGCCTGCCTTTTTTTATTACGGGAAACTCGCAAAGTGACTATCTGGATAAATATTCGTCCTTTGTATCCGAACTGGTAAAGGGTAAAATTGCACTGAAAATCCCGGCACTGGGAAAGATTTACAATCTGTACTATCTGTCTTGCGGCAAGTATGGAAGTTACGGAAAATGCCGGGGTAAGTTTATGGTCAAACTCAAAGAACCCAATCCGGGCGACAGGGAAGATATTGTATGAAAATTGAGATCAGAAATTCAGCTGGTACACCATGTTACCAGGATGTTGTCAGAAAAGGCAGCAAACGTAAGTTCACTCTGATGAAGGAGGACTTTATACTTTTGAAGTTCTCCCTGAAATCTCCTGTCTTTTTCAAGCTGGGCGACTGGACAGAGGACACACGTTTCGGGCGGTTCGAACTATGCGATCTGTACAAGCCCAAGTACAACAGGAAAACCGGGGCATACGACTATGAGCTTCAGCTTGACGCTTACTACTGGAAATGGAAAAACAAAATCTTCAAATATACCCCGGAGACGGCCGGACAGGAAGCATCCTGGAACCTGACCGCCCCGCTTGACGTACAAGCCGGTATAGTCCTTAGAAATTTGAAAGTTCTTGGTTACACATACAAAGGACAGGATTTTGTTTTCTCCATTGATTCCACAGTCGAAAACAAATCCCAGTTGATGAGTTACGACAACATCAACATCCTTGACGCTTGTTTTGAGATGGCGAAGAAATGGGATTGCGAATGTTGGGTGACTGAAAACATCATCCATTTCGGGCGTTGTGAGTCCGGTGACGCGGTGGATTTCGAGATCGGGAAAAACGTGCAGGAAATGTCACAGTCAGAATCCCAGTCCACCTATGCCACCCGTATCTACGCTTTTGGTTCCACCCGTAACATATCGGCAGACTACCGCCCCATTGACGAGACCGTGGTTGTGAACGGCGTGGTGCAGCGCAGGCTGATGCTTCCCGAAGGCACTCCTTACATTGACGCTTATCCTGATATGACTACCGAGGAAGCCGTCGAGCAGGTGGTTATCTTCGATGAAGTCTATCCTCGAAGAACAGGCATCATGTCGGATGTCACCACTATCGAAGTGACGGACAAGGTGGAGAATGAGGACGGCACAACCACCGAGGAAAAATGGAATGCCTACCGCTTTAGGGACACGGGTGTTAACTTTTCCGAGAAATATATCCTCCCCGGTCAGGAGCTGAGGATACGTTTCGCGTCTGGACTTCTCAACGGTTTGGAGTTTGCCGTGAAGTTCAATCCTGAGGGAAAGCCGGAGAAATTGGAGGATGGCGGATGGAACCCTGAGGCACAGCTTTGGGAGATAGTCAGGAATGAGGACTATGGCAGACCGCTTCCCGGTGATGTGCTCTTTCCCCAGGATGGAGATGAATATGTGCTTTCCGGCTGGGACAGTACGAAAATAACCGAGCTGGGGCTTGTGGGTGCCGCCGAGCAGGAGTTGAAGGAAAAGACTGAAAAGTACGCTGCCAAATCCAAGATAGACCCGAGTACCTATGGCTGCACGATGATGTCAAATGACGCATACCGTGAGGATGGCGTTCATAATTTCTATAGCATCGGTCAAAAGGTCAACCTTATCAACAAGGCTTATTTCGAGAACGGAAGACAGTCAAGGGTTATCGGATTTGAATTCAATCTTGACTATTCCTTTGACTCACCTGTTTATACTGTCGGGGAAACCGCCGCCTATTCCCGTATTGGGGAGCTGGAGGAAAAGGTTGAGAGCCTTACCCTGAAGGGACAGACCTATACGGGCGGTGGTGGCAGCGGTGTGTATGTGATCGGAAGCCACGACTCCACCCCTGCGACAGACCATAACGTGTATTCCGCATTGCGCTCGCTGAAAACTTTTATTCGGAAAGATAAAGAAGATATCGCCAATGAGCTGATCACGTTTTTGAAAGGTCTTTTGATTGGTAAAAACGGTAGTGGAATTACTGTGCTTGAGAACGGTATGTCACAGGCTGTTATCGATTATCTGTATGTCAAGGTCAAAGCCGTTTTTGATGAACTTGAGGTCAAGAAGAAAACGTATGTGGGTGGCGAGCAGGTGATTTCCCATGCAGGTATGAAATGCAACCGTGTAGATGAGTTGGATGATGTTTACCGTTGTTATTTCAAGGAAGAGGAAGACGGAATTGAGATAGAGAACCAGTTTACTCCGGGATCTCTTGCCATAGCCCAGGAGTGCAATATCAAGACAGGCGTTTCTCATCATGTCGGCAACCGCTATTACTGGCGGTTGGTCACAGCAGTGGGTGAGAACTATATAGACTTGTCCAAGACCGTATGTGATCCTAATGTCGAGAACGATGTTCCGGTGGCAGGTGATGATATCGTGGGGGTAGGTCATAAGACCGATATGACCCGACAGGCAGCGATAATTCTCTCTTCGGTGAACGAAGTTTCTCCGTCCATCATCATGTATCAGGGCATTAATAATTTTACCTTGACTGGGAAAGATGTCATTTCTTTTGATTTTGACAAATCTACCGGCAAAGCCCGGATGAAGGTGTACGGAAATGCATACATTGGTGACAAGGATCGGACCACTTACATGGAATATACTCAGGATAAAGGTGTTGATATCAAGGGTATGTTTCATATCGAACAAGGTTCCACTGGATGGCGTAATATGGAAGGTCTTCCGGATGAGATACAGGCGGCTGCCGATCTGGCCCAAAAGGCTCAGGATGCGATAGACAATGCGGCTGTCGGAAGTGTCAATCTGTTGCGTAACTCTGGGTTTACCGGGGATTATGAAAGTGAGACATTGTCCTCTGATACTCAATTGTCTGCTGATACCGAATTATATAGCAAGCAATTAAAGTATTGGACGGGTGTAGCTACCGTATCCGCAGATAGTGCTGCCGGCTCCGGGTACTCTGCTGCAATCGGTAGTTTGTCCCAATCTGTATCATTGATTAAAGGAGAAAGTTATGTTATCAGTTATAAAGCAAAGGGTACGTCTGTGTCTGTTTCGTGCGGCTCTTTCAGTATATCTCAGCCTCTCACATCCTCTTATCAGAGATATACCCATAAGATTACCTTCAATGGCAGTGGTATATTTCTCATCAGTGGTACCGCAACCGTTTGTGATCTTCAGTTAGAAAGAGGAACCATCGCTACCGATTGGAAGCCTTCAATTCTTGACAATGACAAGTCCATGGCCGGATTTCAAGCAATTAACTATATCGCCAGTGCTATTAAGGATGGATCTGTGGATATCCTTGGCGGTTTGATCCTTGCCAATATGATCCAACTGGGCAACTACAAGGATGGTAGGATGCAAAAGGTCACAGCCGGAGTTAGCGGCATATACAATGACGATGATGATGTGGCATTTTGGGCAGGTGGCACGCTTCAACAGGCTATATTAACCGTAATGAAGTTTCGTAATGACCCCGATTACCAGCCCACAGATACGGAATGGGCGAATATGGCGAACTTTGTTGCCACTCATGGTGGCGATACGTTCCTTCGTGGCTATATTTATGCCTTGGGTGGTAAGTTCAGAGGTGTGGTTGAAGCCTTGGGCGGATTTTTCCGCGGAAAAGTAGAAACATCTGTTGACGGGAAACGCATTGTCATTGATCCAGAAACAAACACTCTTGAAATGTATACAGCCGATGGAAATCCTGTTCTTATTATGAAATTTGATAAATCCGAAGATGGGTGGGAGTATGGAGATCTTATCCTGAGAAAGTATGTTGAAGACCAGTTGGTCTTTGAAACCACCGTATATCCAGAGCGTGTCAGATTACAGAATCTTGTAGAGAATACAGATATCAGACTATCTTCAGATAATGTCTTTTTTTACGGATCAAAAGGTGAGTTTCTGAAGGTTGGTATGAAGCCTGTATTCTCAGGAGTCAGTGTTTCCAAGTATATTGCCGATATTGAATGCAGTAATTGGCCGTCTAAGGATAACGTCAGTTCCGGGCAGGTATATGTGGAATATGAAACACTTGAAGGAATAGTGACAAATGGAGTGTTAAAGGTAAGAAAGTGATATGGAACTTAATACTATTAATAAAACGGGTACTTGGAGTGAGGCGGTAGATCGTCTTAACAACAACTTCAGCAAGACCTCCACTGAAGTGGAGAAGGTCAAGCAGAACGCTATACGCAACAAGGGATTGTTTCCCACTCTTGATTCGCTGAAAGCGGCTGTTCCATCTCCTGTTGTGGGTGATTGGGCTGTCGTGGGAGATACCATACCGGGTCCTATATATCAATGTACGAAGAGAGGCGTATGGAGCGAAATAGGAACAACCGGAGGCGGTGGAAGTGTTGACCTTTCCGGCATCTTGACAGCCGAGGAGATAGACGATGTAACATCAATATTATAGTGTATTATGAGAATTAATTATCAGTCCGATTTTAAAATTATAGAGAAGAACCGAAATGGAGATGTGAATACTCCCTTCCGGTTCACTTACCGTACAGTCCTGTCGGGATGTGTTGTTGCGGAGTTTGACGGGCACGGGTACAAGAACTGCCGTAGGCTTGATGATGGTAGTCTGTTGGTCATTTTTGACAGGCATGGACTTCGTCCCGGCACTCTGTCGGTCAAACGCGAATACTATCTATCCGATGCTGATTTTGCCGATGGCATCTGCAACCTTGTATCTATTGAAGATACAGGGATTGTGCTGACTCCTGGAAAGACGGATGAGAGCACAGCGGAGATCATGCCCTATCCGGATTATGCCGCATACAATGCGGTGCAGAGCGTATCTCTGTCAGATAAGGAGTATGATGATGTGCTGAGTGATTTTAATAGTTAATAAATAATTACATAAAATAACAACAGCCCAAGTTCCGGCGGAACTTAGGCTAAAAACAGGAGATATTATGGCAAAAATGCA